CTGAAATGACCTTAAAGCCATTTTTTGACCGAACTGGTCCGTTAAAAGTTGTGTTAGCCATTTTGTTCTCCTGTCTTGGCAAGTGTCTACTACATCATATAGTAGTCAGGATTAATAAAAAAGGGGGAATTTCTTCCCCCTCATGAGTCAGCTTATGACGATCCGGGAGAACCGAATAAACCGAGTGGATCTGATACTCCGAACGAGTAACGCTCACGAGCTTTATATCTCACGTTACCAGTATCGAAATCTCCATCCATACTTGTATCTAATGGTGTACGCTCAAAGTGCTTTAGACCATTAGGAATGTCAGTAGTTAAGAACCACGCATTAGTATCTGTTAGATAGTGGTTTACTGAGTATCCCTCAGGAATAGTACCATTTGAACGAATCGCATTAAGATCATTGTCAGCAGTGCCAACACGACCTTCTGTCTCTAGGACACGAGTCGCAACAAACATTAGATTAGGTGGAACAATAAGTCTGCGAGGTCTAGCTGCAATTAGTAGTCCTCTCTCATCAGTCCATCCTGCTATTTGAATAACAGCTGCTTCTAGTGAAGTCTCATTGAGATCTGAACCAGTAGCAGGTCTATTACCATTTTTACCACCGCTTACAAGTGGATGTCCATCACCACCAGTTACTCCATCACCAGAAGTTGTGAACAAGTTCACACCATCACCAGTTTGGAAACTGTTAGAAAATCCATTGTTAAGTGGTGCAGCGGCTTTGACCTGTTTGGTGTAAGCCATTGCACGAGCTAGAGCTTTGGTGTATCGCGCTGACAAAGAGTCATATAGATTATCTTCCATAGCCTCTTCTGTAATTGCGAATCCCATTGCAATAGTTTCGTGGTTGTATCTTGCTGTAAAAGCTTCTTGCGCTGAATCATAACTGATTGCATTGCCTTCATCTTTAACAGGAGCTGCAGCAAATCCACTGAGCTTCACTTCTTCCTCGAATGAACGATCAGAAGCTTCAGTTTCATAGATAGCTGTGTGCTCATCTTCGTATTTTTCATACTCCAAACCAAACAAGGCATTAAGCCCCGGCAGGAGTTCTTTAAGCATTTGCGCTCTTGAAATAGCCATAGTTTAAATCCTCCTATACGCCAGTGGTATTGACGAGTTGATGACCAACATTGACTTTATATATAGCGTCTGTAAAAGCATCACCTATAGATGAAGTCGGTCCGTCAACGAAATCGACAATTCTAAGTGGCAAAGTATTAGTGGTTGCGACTGTAGAAGCATCGCAAGCATTTTTACTTTTGCCGATTGAAGTAGATCCAGCAGTTTGCACAACTGCAAAGTTAGCACCAAGTGCTGTCTGTGCGATTGTAGCATCACCTTGCATCATAAATGTTGCATTTGGATCGGTTAAGACATAAGCAACCGCATCTGAAGCCACTGTACTAGCGGGCCAGTATTGATTGAATGTCATTTGATTTGTATTAGGATCAGTGTACTTGCATCCTAAAAATATACCTATGCATGTTAGAGAGGTAGTACCTGCATCTTTTTCGACTGTACCTGCTGACACCATTTTCACAAAATCGCCATGAAAAATAGATGTAGCATAGCCTGATGCAACTTTAATCTGCGTTGTTTTTCCAGTAAAAGAACCACTAGCAGAAAGAGTACCAACTGGTCTAGCACCATAAGGAGCTGCTGTTGTAGCCATGTTATCTTCCTCTAATAATAGTTTAAGTTCTTACGAACCGCCACGACCAAAAGTAGTCCGAGATTTACGATCAGGGCGCAATACAGGCATCCGTGGATCATTTTCTCTCATATACTGATGATCAACACTCTCCATTTGTTGTTGCGCTTTATCCTCATAATGAGATTGTCTTTGAGCTGCAACTTCTTCTGGAGCTTTACATAACAACAATCCACCTACTTCGACACATCCGGGAAACCTAGATTCATGATCAGAAATCACACTAAGCTCAGGATGATCCTCTGCTTTCACTGCTTGCCAGCCTTCTCTAAATCTCATAGAAACATTAGTATTGTCAGCTTTGCCGACCATACTTGTTCTAATCCATCTAAATGCCCAACCTTGTTGTGGAGTTGGATCTGGTAACAGTGGAGGAGGTGTCCAAGTTTCAGTTCTTGTTGTTTCGTTTCTTGTTTCCAAGTCACGAGATTTGCGCTCTTCTTTTTGGTTTTGTTTAATATCAGCCACGTTTTTTCTCCTTAGCAATTTGTTTGGCATAGTCTAAAGGGGTTATTCCCAATCTTTTAGCGAGTTTTAATTGAGTCTGTGTAAGCTGTATTTTGCGCGGATTTTTGCCATCTCTTTGTGCTGAGGCTACTACCGTGTTAGTTCTTTTTCTAGGTTGCGCAGTACTTTCTGTGTTTTGTGCACCGAAAACTTGCGGAAAAGTTTGGCTTAATTCAGAGTTAATTGTTTCAAAATAAACATTATCTGCTGAAGTTATGCCTTTATTTTTTAAATCTTCATGAATACCAAGAGTAAATCCAGTAATCTTTTCATAACCGGGACTACCGAACCATACATTTTTTGCCATCCAATCTTTAGTTTTTTGATCAACATTAGGTGTTTGCTCATCAAAAGACTGTGCTGGCTCAACTTTTTGTGGTTGAGGTTGATAATTATTTAAATATGTTTTGTCAGTCTGCGCTCTAGTTAATTGCTCTTGTGCTTTTACTAATGCTTCAGAATCGCCTTCATCATAAGCTTTTTTGTAAGCTTGTTTGGCTGCTTCTATTTCAGCATCAGCTTTAGTAGACACACTTTTAATTAAAGCTTCTTCACTGCGATTAACAATATCTGATAACTTAGCGTTCTCTTCTTGAATCTTTTTAGCATATTGAACAGCTTCATCACGAATTCTTTCGTTTTCTTCTTTAGCTCTTCTTTGCTCATGATATTCGTATTTCAAACGATTAATACGTTTTTTAACACGATCATCTACACCATCAATTTCTTCATTGATGTCAAAGTTATCATCATCAGTAGCTTGTCTAGGAGGTCTTTGATCTTCTTCTGGTCGATCATCGACTATTTCTAAATCAATATCGCTATCGACTTTCATTACATCTGCTTCATCAGGCAGAATTTGTGCTTCTTGATTATCCACGAGTAATTCCTCTCGGATCATCTACCACAGCTTCAACAGTATCGTCATTGATAAGTCTAAACTCTTTTCCATGAATCTTAAATCTAGTGCCACTGTAAGCTCTCATGATTATAAAATCACCTTCCTTACACCAAGCACCATCAGGGAATCTTTGTTTATCTTTATAGCAGTCAGGACCCATATCTATAACAAAACCAACAATAGAAGCTACATGTTCATTTTCTAATGTTTGTGATGCCTTTAATATTCCACCATCTGTTTTTTCTTCAACATCAGGTAATCCTATTAAAATTCTGTAACCAGTAGGAACTGGTAACTGTAGTCCTTTCTTGCTTTTTATATCAGTAGCTTCTGCTAATGCCATCTTCGATGTCCTCATTGCACCACTTAAAAGGAGAAGTGGAGAACTCCTTGCACCCTTCGGGCGAAACCTAATCTTCTATCAAAACTTGATCCATTATTTCTTGTATATCTCGTTTTGCTAGTTTTATTCCTTCGAGTTTACCTCTATTCAAATTGTATTCTTCAAAATTTTTTACTGATCCTGATAAAATACTTTCTTGCAATAAAGTTTCTGTCTCGTTTAAACGAGAGATTAGCAAATCAGCAAATCTTGTGTCAACCATTATTATCGCCTTTTAATAATTGATCTGCGATTCTACTTCCAATCTCTGCGCCTTTTGTTTCTTGATCTGCTGAAATTTTTTGTTCTTTTACATTTAAGTCAGCTTGTCTTTCAGCAATCTTAGCACCAATTTTAGCACCTTCTATTCTTTCATTAGTTTCAATTTTTAATCTTTCTAACTCATTTCTCATTTCTTCTTTTTTAGCATCAAGCAATAATTTAGCTTGATCAGTTTGAGCTTTAGATTGTGCTTTTTGTTTTTCTATTTCTATTTCTTCTCTTTGCATTTGAACTACAGGATCTTGCATAGCTTGTTCATTCATTTGTTGTTGCTGTTCTTGTTGTTGCTTACCAAGTAATTGTTCAGATGCTTCAGCTATTAGTGCTGATAATCTATTTTCTATTTCAGGAGGTAACTCCATACCTAATGGAGGTAACTCAATACCTAGCTCTTGTTCTATTTCCTTACGATACTTAAATGCTAAGTGTTCTGTTATATGAGCTTGGAATGCACCTTGTATTGATTGTGCCATTGGAGATGATTCCATCATTTGTATCATTTCAGGATCTTGCATTATTGTCATATGTGCTTTGATATGAGCATCATGATCTTGATACTCAAATGCTTTAACTGGTTTACCATTAAGTATATCCATATTCTCTTGAACTGGATCTTTAGGTTTAATTTCATCAGTCATTGGCACTATTTGTTCTACATCATTTATACCTAATACCTCTAACATTTGCCTATGTAAAGTAGGCATATCATATAACTGTGGTGCTTGTGCAGAAAGTTGTAGTGCTGATTGATACTGCATTATTCTTTGCCCCATAGTAGCAGCATTTGGATTAGAAACAGGTATTACATCTACTCTTTCATCAAAATCTTGTTCTAAGCTATCCTTTTCATCACCATCTAATTCATATGGATATGATGTAGGACCGAAGTCTTTAATTACATTTACCAATATAGATAATTCTTTTTTCAATGATGCATGCAATCTAGATTGTATTGCAGACATTACTTTCATATTCTTTTCTAGGATAGCTAAAGTAGTTCCTACTGGTGCTTGTGAGTTCATATCTGATGCTTTCACATCAGTAATAGCAGCAAACCTTCTACCTTCTTCAACTATATTGCCTAGTAACTGAAATAATGTAGGCGATGGCTCTTTGTGTGGCAAGAATGAAATATTTTCTCTGATTGTTCCACCCGGAACGTCTACATCTCTAAATTCACCGGGCATAATAGGTGTATCATCACCTTTAACTCTCATGCCTCTAGTCTTTAAGCCACCGGGTAAGTTAGCAAGTGTACCTGCATCAACTAATTGCCTAAGCAAACTTGTTGCAGACTTAACTAAGCCACCAATTAGGTGTATTAAACCTAAACCATAGAATCCTAAACCGGGTAAATACTCATAATGAACAAAATGATCTCTTCTCATGTGTTCTTCATCATCTTCAAACCAATTTCTTCGTATAGAAAGGATTGCTGAGGTATCTCTATCTACAGTAACCACATAAGGCAGTGCAATACCTGTAGCTTCTCCATCTTTTTCATCTTCAAAGCCATCTAAGTCTAGTTCTACATGCATTTCAAGCAAAGTGTGAACAGAATCTCCTGATAAATATGTTCCACCTGAGCTAGATTTAGAAATTTTATCTCCAGTTAGGTCTCCATACTTCTCTCTTACATCATCTAAGTCTAAATCATAACTAATTAACTCAATATCACGATAAAAACCATTGACTTGTAGTTTTCTAATCTCATTTTTGCTTTTTCTCATTACATGAGTAAGCCTTGTTACTGATGTTATGTCTGTAGCACCATTATAAACAACCATATCCTCTGATGGGATAAACATTGCACAAGGTCTTTGCATAGATTGATCATAATAAATCTTTTTAAATGCGCTTCCTGCTAAAGGAAGAGAAAATAAAAGCCTTTCCATCTCGCTTCTGTACTCTGTCATGCGATCAGTAAGCAAATAATTCATATAATCTTGAATTCTGTGTGATTGTTTTTCTTTTTCTGGAGTAATTTTGCCTACAATTTTAGTTTTTGCAGGTCCTGATGCAGGAAATATCTCTGTAATTGCTTGAGATTGGAATCGTACTACTGCTTCAGACAGTAAAGGATGATGAACACCGCAAGCTCCGGGCCATGGTGTTGTGCGATCTTCAGCTTTTAGACCAAGTTGCTCTAAACCTTTCATGTAAGACTTTTCCCAATCCTTACGAGAAGATTTATCACTTTCATATGCACTAACTAACTCAGTACCTAATGCAGATAAAACATCTTCACCTACAAATTCAGCTAAGTTTGAACCAAATTCTTCTTCTTGATTCATAGAATCTGGATCAAAATCAATCAGCAGTCCACCATCTTCAGTTTCAATAGCAACTGAATCTGGATTCTCAATGCTAATTTCTACTGTTTCTTCATTGTCTTTCATGCGTTGTTGCATGTCTGACATTTCTAAACCTGTAAGTGCTTTATCAACAGCCATATATTTTCCTGTAGAATGTTATAGTGTAAACAACTTAATAATAGTTAGCAATAACTGGTACATCACTACCCATTTCTTCATCATGATCAAGTGAAATAAATCCACCTTGCCTAAACCTTAACAAAGCTTGTGTAGCTGAGTCTACCAAATCATCATGATCTCCAACAGGAAAAGCTGCAAATTGTTCTACAACTTCTTCTGCCCATCTAGTTTGAGGACACCATACTACACCTGATGCAAAAAAATCAGAAACAGCATTAACTCTTGATATTTTATCATTGCCACGAGTCGGAGTGTACTCAGTTACTAAGATCCCTGCCCTTCTTAGCTCTTGTACTAATGGAGCACCAGCTGCTTTTGCTTCTATAACACAACTATCTGGATTCCAATATTTATACATCTCTAAAGCTCTTGCCTTCAACTCAGGAAACTCTAATCGTTCTTGTATTGCATCAAGCAATATAATCTGAGGTGCTGAATACCCTTCTTCATTATCAGCATAAAAAACACCCCATGTTGTGCAAGCTGAATAGTCTGCTTGTTCATGTTTTAAAAATGCTGTATCCCATGATTG